GAAGGTCAGACCGAAGTAGAAAAAGGTTCAACTGAACCCAAACGTAAAGAGGAACCATTCACTCCTACATTCCACCCATTCGCGTTCGAAGCCAGTGTATCGCCACCCAAGATAGACATAGGTAGATAATGCCCCAGGTACCTGAATATCCTAAGGAAGATTGGATGATGCGGCTAGGCCAAGATAACGGTTCTAGAGCGCAATGGGGCGCTAAGCAACTGCCTCCTATGGATATCATAAGGATGGGCGGTCAGGCTAAGGGTGGCGGTGAAGATTATTCTCGCTGGGAGAAGTTCCCGCAGTCAACCAATATCGAAGATCGACGAGGCCAAACTTATACTCGCGAACCCGGAGAATTAATGGCTAACTGGGCCAGTGATCAGCGGTATACATACCAGCACCATTATAATAATCTGTTGAAAGGCGGCGTTAAACAGAAGGACGACTCGACTTCAACCTTTAGAGCTATCGGCGTAGATATTGGGGGAAAGTATTACATGTTACCTACTATATGGGATGGCAAACAAGTTTCTAACAAAGAAGCTGTAAAGCGAGCTAAAGAGGTTGGGCTTGACAGTTTCATATCCGATAAGAGGCGAGACAGAGCCGAAAAGATGTATGAGGATGTGCATCAGAAGATGATGGAAGATATGACTAATCCTAAAAGCCCGATAGGCATGGCAACACAATGACCCCTGCCCTGCTAGAATGGTTGGCATCTGTTAGCAGAAATCCTCTTGCGTTCGTCATGGGCGCATTCCCGTGGGGTGATGCTGACACCAGACTAGCAGGGTTTCCTCATGGTCCAGAACCATGGCAACGTGAGATTTTAGAGAACATAAGGCTCGGTTTGATTGACATTAACCGAGCTATTCAGTTGGCGGTGGCGAGCGGTCACGGCATAGGCAAGACCGCCCTAGTGTCGTGGATCATTCTGTGGGCCATCAGTACCAAGCCTGATACCCGCGGTGTCGTCACCGCCAACACTGAAACGCAACTGAAAACTAAGACCTGGGCAGAGCTAGGCAAGTGGTTTCATATGTTTCTCGCGAAGGATTTCTTTAGCCTTACCGCAACCGCTTTAATGGCAAAGGATAGTGCCCATGAGCGCACGTGGCGGATCGACATGGTTCCTTGGTCGGAGAGGAATACCGAAGCGTTTGCCGGGCTACATAACAAGGGACGCCGCATACTGGTCGTATTTGATGAGGCATCGGCTATCCCAGATATTATCTGGGAGACTACCGAAGGCGCTCTTACCGATTCTGATACAGAAATCCTCTGGTGTGTCTTCGGTAATCCGACTAGGAACACCGGAAGGTTCCGCGAATGTTTTCCTGGTCAGCGCCACTCCAAGGAATGGCGTACAAAGCAGGTCGATAGTCGTGAAGTGTCGCTTACCAATAAGGACCAAATCGACTCGTGGATCGCAGCGTACGGCGAAGACTCCGACTTCGTTAGAATACGTGTTCGAGGGGTCTTCCCCCGTACGGGTGAGATGGAATTTATATCAGCCGAAATCGTCGAAGCCGCAACGTTCTCAGAGCTTACCTCTCAATCCAACGATTCGCTTGTGATAGGAGTTGACGTTGCCAGATACGGATCAAACGAAACAGTCATCTGGTTCCGAAAGGGAAGAGACGCTCGCTCGATACCGCCGATCCGTCTCAGGGGAGCCAGCACTGTCGAAGTGGCTGGTAAGGTGTCGGAAGTTGTACAGAGACATCGTGTCGATGGGGTATTCGTGGATGGTGGCGGGGTTGGTGGTGGCGTTGTTGATAATTGTCGGGCTCTTCATGTTCATGTATTCGATGTCCAGTTCGGGAGTAAGTCCGAGTCAGTAGGCTGGGCTTGGGGTAACGAAGGGGAGCGCTACGCTAACAAACGAGCCGAGATGTGGGGTTGTATGCGCTCTTGGCTAAAGTCCGGCTGTATCCCTAACGATGCTGACCTTAAGGCACAACTGATTGGACCAACTTACACCTATAACCTTAAGAGCGAAATCCTTCTTGAAAAGAAAGAAGATATGATGAAGCGAGGTCTGGATTCGCCTGACCTTGCTGACGCCTTAGCTTTGACCTTTGCAATGCCAGTAGCTGCTCACTACAGACCAGAACCTGGCAAACAGTTGGTCCAGTCTGAGTATAACCCTTTCGCAACCAAGCATATTTATGGCGAAATGGTTGATCCAGAACTCGAAGAGAGAAAGATAGCATAATGGGTAACGTGGGCAAAGCCATCGGTCGAATCTTCACTCCACCTGGGACTGGTGGTGCTGAAGCGGCAGCAGAGCAAGCAGCAACTGATGCAGCTAGAGCAGCACAAGCGGCTAAGACTGCGGCAGCACCGGCTCCACCCGCAACACCAGCCCCTCCTGCCCCTCCACCACCGTTTGCACCAGCTACAGCAGCAGGCCAACGCCAAATCCTAGGTCAGAAGTCTGCTTCGAGTATTTTAGGTAGTGCTGCCGTTTCTGGTCAGACAGCTAAGAAATCGGTGTTAGGATAATGGTACAATATCAATATCCAGAAAAAGGTTGGTCTACTGGCAGGATGCGCAAGCGTGGGGAAAAGCTTGCAATGATGCCAGATGTTGACAACTATGGCATCCTCGATCCAACGCGAGGCAAGGGCTTACAAGGCGGTGGTGTTATGCAATTGCCAGCCGCACCGCAGACAGCAAGCAAAGGCTTGGAACAAGCAGCTACTCAAGGTGCTGATGCCCTATCCCAACTCAGAGATCATCTCCAAGGCGTTCAAACGGGCGATATAACCATGGGAGCTTTCAAGAAGCTTCTAAACAAGCTCGGCTGGACCCATGATGAGAAGAACAATCAGTTCACCGATCCTGAAGGTAACACTCACAATGCAGGACCACAATAATGCCAAAAGTTCCGGACATTGATCCATCGGTGTTAGAAAGTATGACTGGTGGCCAAGTTCAACCTTCGCCAGAGCATCTGCTTATGGCTGCAATGGATATGCATGACCATGGCAGATTGATCGACAAAGGTGCTACATCCTCAATGAACCCCAACAAGAGCTTAAAGCTCCCAGGCAAGCCAGCAAACGTTCCACATCCAAGGAATAGCAGCCGTGGCAGGCGCAAATAGGATTGTACCTTCAGTTGACCTAGCTTTGCATCGCCACGTTAACGAGCGATTGCTTGGTCTTCGCGTTAACCGGTACAGCTGGTGGGTGCATGCTCGTGAGCTTGCAGATTTCATACTACCTAGGCGGTACAAGTGGCTAATCACTCCGAACCAGATGACTCGTGGGAGCCCTATCAATCAACACATCCTGGATTCAACTGGCACACTTGCAGCGAGGAACTTAGCCAGCGGGATGATGTCAGGTATCTCATCTCCGACCCGACCGTGGTTCAAATTAAAGATTGGCCGTATCGATTCCACAGAGACCTCTCCTGCATCTTTGTGGTTAGCCGAGTGCGAGCGTTTGATGATGCTCGTGTTCCAAGAATCGAACTTCTACAATTCTATAGCGATTGTGTATTTCGATCTTGTTGTGTTCGGTACAGCCGTGATGTTGATTTACGAGGATTTTGAAAATGTCATCCACTGTTATAATCCATGCTTTGGTGAATACTACATCGATAACGATGGTAAGTTCCGACCGCTGATCTTCTTCCGCGAGTTCACGTTAACCTCAGCCCAAGTTGTGGACCAGTTCGGTTACGAGAATTGCTCAGCACAAGTGAAGATGCTTTACGATGAAGGTAAAGCTGGCCTAACGCGAGAGATTATCGTAGCCCATGCTATCGAGCCAAACGACAAGCCACAAGAGTTTGGCATACCGCCACACTTTAAATATCGTGAAGTTTATTGGGAATGGGGTGGGTCAGCCTCACCACAGGGAGGTATTTCTTATGCCCCAGGGTTCCTACGCAAGCGTGGCTTCTATGAAGCCCCTCACGTTTCTGTGCGCTGGGACCTTGTTTCAAATGACGCTTACGGTCGATCCCCTGGCATGGATGCACTCCCCGATATTAAGCAACTCCAGCAGGAAGTGCGTAGAAAGGCACAAGCAATCGATAAATCAGTTAACCCTCCGATGGTTGCTGACATCCAGCTTAAGAACCAACCCGCATCCCTGCTTCCAGGCGGTACGACCTACATTAGCGGAATGATGCAATCGGCTAACGCAGGCTTTACTCCAGCCTATGGCAACTGGCGGCCGGATATAGGTGCAATCTCGGAGGACCTTAATGAAATCCGCCAGCGGATCAGGACGACCTTCTATAACGATCTTTTCCAAGTCATCTCTCAGTTTCAGACTAGAAGCAATGTGTCCGCCACAGAGATCGATGCTAGACGCAGCGAAGCTCTCATTATGCTGGGTCCAGTTCTGGAAAGGATCCAATATGAACTACTCTCGCCCACAATCGAGCGAACCTTTGCAGTTATGTCTAGGTCCGGAATTCTGCCAGAGCCCCCTCCTGAAATATCTGGACAGAATATCGACATCGAATACGTCTCTATGCTGTCGCAGGCTCAGCAAGCAGCAGCTACTTCAGGAATTGAGCGTACCCTCCAGCTTGCCGGAGGGCTCGTTGGGGTCGATCCCTCTGTAATGGATAACCTCGACCTAGACGCCACTATTGAAATCTATTCGAGCTTAATGAACAATCATCCACGTATGATCCGTTCTCCGGGAGAGCTACAACAAATTCGTCAGGCTAGACAGCAACAGCAGCAACAACAAGAACAAGCAATGGCAACTGAACGTGCGGCTAAGCTTGCTGCTGGTGCTAAAACGCTATCTGAAACAGACGTTGGCGGTGGACAGAGTGCTCTTGGTGCTATGCTTGGTGGTGGGCCAGGGGGTGGCGGGCCATGAGCCATGTAATAACAACGCGGTTAACAGACGATGAATGGGAAGCTTACCAGCGAGTTATGGGGCATCATAACCTTAGTGCAAGCCAGCTACTTCACAGCATAGTGGTTGATGCTTTAGTAGATGAGGACCACAATGGCGTACGATGCCGGCAATCGACGGGATGTGAGAGCTCTAGAGAAGCAGGCGAAACTTGCAGACCAGCAGAGACGTGAAATTGTCACCGGAATTATGTCTGTCGAGCCTGGTAGAAGATGGATGCATGACATTCTCACAGCATGTCATATCTTCTCCACCAGCTTCTCAGATGTTGGCCTGCGGATGGCTTTCATGGAAGGTCAGCGTGAAGTCGGAATTAGGCTCCTTACAGATATTATGGGAGCCTGCCCAGATCAGTACATTCAAATGATGAGGGAAGCAAATGGCCGAGCCAGCAGCAACGACGCCCGATCCCAGCGGAATCGATCGAACGTCGACCGGAGCGATAGCGTCGCAGACGCAGACGACGACACCGGAGGCGACGACAGCACAGACCTCTACGACGATCGAGCCTTCGGACCAGACCGAGCCCAAGAGCCTAATTAACCGTGACTCTGGGACCTCACTAGCGAACCAGAAGCCACAAGAAGTTACCGGGGCGCCTGAGGCTTACACAGACTATAAAGTTCCAGAAGGCTATATCCTTGACCCAAATGATGCCAAGGAAGCCAATACGCTTTTCAAGGAGCTTAACCTGAATCAGGATCAGGCTCAAAAACTTATCGATATGTACATTGCTAAGACCAATAATGCTCAGCAAGCTCCATACGACACTTGGCGAACAATGCAAGAAGATTGGGTCAAAGAAGTTAAGAAAGACCCCTTTCTTGGTCCAAGACTTAATCAGGTTACCAGCACGATCAGCAAGGCGATTGATCAAATTGCTCGTACTAACCCAAATCTTGCTGAAGGCTTCCGCCAAGCGATGGACTTCACAGGTGCTGGTAATAACCCTCACTTTATCCGCATGTTCTATGAGATGGCTCAGCATATGACCGAAGGCGGACATGTATCCGGAAATGGTCCAAGCGCAGCCTCTCAACGCCGCCAGGGTACTATGCCTACCGCAGCGCAGGCTATGTATCCTAACTTACCTGGATAGCCCTGCCTCAGATGAGGATGAACGGAGATGGGCCCAGATCAGCGAAAGGAGAAACACTTAGGATAGGAGGCCGTAATGGCCACAATTGGTGCAACAGCCCTAACCTATGGGGATTGGGCAAAGCGTATGGATGATGGCTACCATGTAGCTGTCATTATCGAACTTCTCTCGCAGACGAATGAGATTCTCGATGATATGCTTGTCGTTGAGGGTAACCTGCCCACCGGACACAAGACTACAGTCCGCACTGGCCTCCCTCAAGCGACATGGCGTTTGCTCAACACTGGAGTACCTAACGCCAAGTCAACGACTGCTCAAATTGTCGATACCTGCGGGAACCTCGAAACGTACGCAGTTATCGATAAAGACGTTGCTGATCTTAACGGAAACACGGCAGACTTCCGACTTTCGGAGGTTAAGGCGTTTCTGGAGGGAATGTCTCAGCAAGTCGCCGCCACGCTGATCTACGGGAACCAGTTCATCAACCCAGAGAGGTTCACTGGACTTGCCCCAAGATACTCCACTCTCAACGTTGCTAATAGTCAAACTGCGGTCAACGTCCTTAACGGCGGTGGAGTTGCAAGCACGAACACCAGTCTGTGGATCGTGGTGTGGGGCCCCGATACCTGGCACGCAACTTT